TAATAATTTTGGCTATTAAGATTATTACAGATGAAGTCTGGAAACAAAAATTATTTACTTGGTTACAACCTAAATCAAACATATGGAGAGAACTAGACGACAGCGATAGACTGGTAGGGTTTATTGAAGATAGCAATATTCTTGGTGCGTTAATGTTTTCTGACTATGATGGTAACAATATTTTTGTACATTTGTCATTAGACGATCCAAGAGTATGTCAAAGACGATATATAAAATTTATGTTTAATTATTGTTTTATCACCGCAAAATGTAATAGAATGACAGCATTATGTGAAAATAATTACCATAGAAATGAAAAATTGTTACAAGGAGTAGGATTTACCAAGGAAGGTATTATTAGACAAGGGTACTGTAAAAATGGTAAATTTGTAGATGGCGCAGTTTATGGTATGCTTAAACAAGAATGTAAATGGATAAAAGGTAATTAATATGGGCGGAAAAGCACCAATGCAACAGCCTCCAGTAGCAGATGTAGCAACTGATACTAAATTGGCTGAATCAGAAGCTAAACTTGCAAAAGAAAAAGAAGGATTAATTTCTGGCAAAAAAAGAGGTATGTATGGCACTATTTTAACATCTGGCAAAGGATTAGAAGAAGATGCTTCAACTTCTAAAACTATGTTAGGTGGGAGTAATCCTACATATTAATGGCTACTTACGATTACATAAAAAAAAGATGTAGCAAAATGGAATCCCAGCGACAAACTTGGGAAAATCATTGGCAAGAAATATTAGATTATGTAATGCCAAGAAAAGCTGAAGTATCATTTCAAAGATCTAAAGGTGAAAAACGCACCGAAGTATTATTTGATTCAACCGCAGTAACAGCATGTACTTTATTAGCAGCAAGTTTACAAGGTACATTAACATCTCCTTCTCTCCCTTGGTTTAGTTTAAAATTAAGAGATCAAGATTTAAACCAAGAAAGAGATATACAAGTATGGTTAGAAGATACTGCTAACCGCATGTATGATGTTTTTAATGAAAGTAATTTTAATACAGAAGTACATGAATTATATTTAGATCTTGTATCTATTGGTACAGGTGCATTATTTGTAGAAGAAAGTAGAAAAGGATTTAATGA